AGTCCCCTCCAATGATATGTAATTTACAATCGTGCTTTTCTATAGCTTCTTCTACCTGCTGAAAGAATAACTTGTATCGAGTACAAGCCCACGGTACTGGGACATTCTTTTGTCCAAGTTTTATATGCCAATCAGCGGTAAATAAAATCATGCTACGAACTCGTCTCCTGCAGTCCACGAACAACCAGTTAATCCACCTGCTCGTAGTGCGTGTAAAGTTCTAATGATTTCATCGATATCTCTTCCTGTGTCAAGTGCATTAGCTGAAACATGTTGAATAATACCTTCTGGGTCTACTATGTAAGTAGCTCTATAAGGTACATTTTCTTCACTTACTATTTCTAAATGTTCTGCTAACACATTTCCTGAGTCTGCAAGTAATGGAAAAGAAACATCTTCTAGTAATGGATTATTTTCTAACCATTCAAGATGACAATATTCATTATCTGGACTAATTCCATATACACTACAGTTTTCTTGTTCTGCAACTTTTTCAAATGCTACAATTTCTGTAGGGCAGATAAATGTAAAGTCTTTTGGATAAAAGAAAATTACTTTCCAATCTCCTTGTTCATCATCAGTATAAACTTGTTTTATGACTTTATCAGGATTAATACCTACTACACCGTTAAGTGTAGTATGAGGAAATTCTTCTCCAACTCCTATCATTAGACATCAAACTCCTCGACAGAGTTTTCATCTGCGTTGTCAGAAGAACCAGCTCTAAGCCTATCAAGAAGCTCTTTTTGAGCATCAGGAGTAGGTCTAGGTAATACTTCGTCCATTGATTTTAGTTCTGCAATCAATTCCATTTCGTTTTCATCGAGTGCTCTAGGTTTGCATTTTAATGCTTGAAGTTGGTACTCTACATTATAAGCCATAGGTCCAGTCTTTACTCTTTTGAAGTGGACGTCCCAACCAGTTTCTAAATCTGTAGGGTCACCTAAATCTTCTGCAGCAACTTTAATTTGCTCCATTAGTTTCTTCTTGAGGTTTAAGACTTTTACTTTGCCGTCATGTATGCATTGGATTGCATAAGACCAACCACATTTTAATTCGGGGTGGTATTCTCTAACCCAGTCTTTTTCCATGTTATTGAATACTTCCTTCTCTCTATCAAATGATAGACATTCGAAAGGTAAGTTCTTACCGTTCTCACCTTTTAACCAGTAAACGTATCTTGCACAGATATCGCCTACCATTCTAACTTTATTGTCGCCTTCGACATATTGATAACTGTCAATCTTAGATTTAACAGCTTCACCTTTTGATTCATTAAATTTTAGTGCCATTCTAATTCCTTTAGGCTTGTGATTTCTTCAAATTTAAAATGTATTCTGTCATTCTCAATCCAAAGTAATCTGTTGTTATTTATAATATCTTGCTTACCATTATAGTGCAGCAAGTCCAATGTGGTATCTTTAGTTGAATTGTACGCAAATAGACTGCGCAGCGATGCGATACCTGCATACTGCGCAATCTCGGTGTCTGAATACAATCTTCGTTGAATAAACAAGGGTTCAGGATTCACTAGGAAACTATTCCCATGAAAACTTTTTTGCCAATACTTGTATATTCTGTCTTTTCTATTAACTGGGGGTAGTTTATAAGTCAGAATATGAAGGATAGTAAGTATGTCTGATACTTTACTATTTGCCTCTTTCTTAATTTTTTTCCAATTATAGAGTATCATTATATCAAAAAATATACCGCTTGTCAAGAACTATTTTTCCAATGTTATAAAGCTTTGACATCATAACCTTGTTTTATGTAGTAACCCATTCGTGCACCAGCCTGCCGTCTTGCTGTACGACCGACTAAGTGGATATCAACGATGATTGGTTGCTGTTTTCCTTCATATATTCGGATTATACGACCTATCAACTGTGTTAATAGAGGTTCATTGTTCACGGGTGTTGCCAAAATAAGACAACTTAGACAGTCTAAACTAATTCCTTCACTGAATATAGACTGTGTTCCAAACAATATATCTTTTTCTCCGAATATTTGTTTTAGCATAGGAGGGCGCTCTTCGTGAGGAATCTTTCCTGTTACGCAGATTGCGTTATCTCCTACAAGTTTCGTACAATTTTGTAAAAAATCGACTCGGTCGCTTACAACCAGTACCTTGTGTCCTCTTGCCGCATAGTTTGCTGCAAGAAGCGCAACTTGATTTTGGTACTCAAAGTTGTACGCAATAGCGTTGATTCGATTTGCCCATGGGGTATGCGCCCCATCAGGAAACCTTATACCTGACGGTACGACGTCAACTCGTGGCACAAGATAGTTTTCCTTTGGTGGTTTAAACACCGTGTTAGAGAAATAGTCTCGAAATATAACATGTTTGCCATCTTTTCGTTCCATCGTTCCTGTTAATCCAATCTTATATCGTGCGTGACTCGCATCGATAATTCGTGTAAATGTCGGTGATGAAACGTGATGCATTTCGTCAAGAATGATAGTCCCGAAACTCTTTTGAATATCGGGTATTCTTCTGTACAAAGTTTGTATATTCCCTACCACGAATGGAGCATCTATTTCAAATCTTCCACTACCTAGCACACCCGCTGTAACCCCGAGTGATTTTTGTACTTCTTTTTCCCATTGACTACGAAGTTGTAGAGTATGTGTAACTATGAGTGTTTTCTGTTTAAGCTTATTTGCAATAGCTAAAGCCGTTACAGTCTTTCCCCAACTGACCCAAGCATTAATTATACTACTGTCATAGAGGTCATCATAGACCGCTTGTTGGGAAGGTCGTAACTCATACGCAAAGTCGAAGTGTGGAATCTCAATGCAAGTTCTCTTATCAACTATTTCGTAATCATTTGGGATTAAATCCGTCCTTCCGATAGGTAATGAGACTAACCCTTTACGAATTACTCCCATATTCTTTATAACGAAAGGCGGGTCTTGTGGATTTCTTGGAGGTATAGTATAAGTAAGTTCTTCGTCAATCTTCGATTGCAAAGCTGAGTCTACATTCATGTAAATTCTATTACTAAGTACTGCTTTCATAATTTGGTGTCCAACCATCAATTTTGTGTTTCCAAGGATTTATATTAATACTAGTCCTTTTCCCACGAAAAGGCTCTACACCATGATATAAACCAGGAGAAAAAATTACTAATCTATTAAATTTAGGTTGAATTGTAACTCCATCTTCGAAAAGTAATTTTCCTCCTTTAATATCATCACTCACATTAGCATAAAATACTGTAGAGCAAAGAGGAAAGTTTAATTTTCCCTCTGCAAATAAAGGTTCATCTTTATCATAGTGCATGCCACCTGGTATAGTATTTTCATGTGTCCATGCTTCATAGTATTTAACTTTTGATAAATCAAAATATTGATTAGCTTTACCCAGTATAGTTTTCACTAATTCTGGCGCTTCTTTCATACTTCTAAACTCCTGTATAAAAGCAGGTATCGTTAAAGTATCATCTAAAAAATTATCTACTATTACTATCATATTATATCGG